TCGAGATTAAAACACAGAAGTAATTACGATAATTTTGATTTACAACAAAATGATCAAGGTGATACTATGTTTTATGGGGATCCTACAACTGATTCTCTTTTAGTCACAAAATTAAAATTAATGGAAAAAGAAACAGGTCTAAGTTTATTACCAACTTACTCTTTTTGGAGAATGTATACTTTTGGTGCTGATTTAAAAAAGCACAAAGATAGACCATCTTGTGAATATAGCGTTACAGTAAAGATTAATTCATGTGGTGTCGAGTGGCCTATATTTATGGAAGGCAAAGAAATAAACTTAGATAACGGAGATGCAGTAATTTATAAAGGATGTGAACTTAGTCACTGGAGAGAAGAATTTAAAGGTGATTGGCATTCTCAAGTGTTTTTACATTATGTAAATAAAGATGGCCCACATAAAGAGTGGTTTAAGGATAAAAGAGTGCTATTAGGCACAGAAAAGGTATAAAATATGATTATAAAACAAAATGAAAAAGACGGATCTGGTGAAATACATTTTTCTTGGAAAGAAATATGGATATTAATAAAAAAAAGAAAATTGTTATTAACAGCTGAGAGTATGAAATTTTTAGCTAACAGTTTAGCTAAAATAGCCATGGAATTTCAGGTAAATTTTGATCCAGAATTACAAAAAAAAATTACACATAAAAATTTAAAAGATAATAATATAGTAAAAGACAGTGATGAATAGTCATCATGATTTGGCAAATTTTAGGTCAGAGATTTTATAGAGATATTAACGTCTTAAATAATAAAGATAGATTTGAAATCTTTTATGATATTAAAGATGACATACGTAAAGGTAATTTAGCAAGAGGAGTACCCCCAACTCAAACAACGGCGGATATATTTCAAAGACACAGTAATAAAAATAGTTGGGATAATTTACAAAAATTTTTTAAAACAAAAATAAAAGAATATACGAATAAAAATGCAGAGCTTGTAATGTCATGGGCTAACTTAAGCGATGAGGAAAATGACTTTGTTATGCATGAACATAAAAGTGATCTTACGTGCATATATTATATTAAAGGTAAAAGATACGAATATGGGACTGATTTTGGCTCATTCATTATTCCCTTCGTTGAAAACTCCACACTTATTTTTGATGGTCGTATAAGTCATTCGATTATTAATATGCCTTACGAATTAGCTCATCAAAAACTTAATCATAGGTATACCTTAGTTTTTGACTTCAACTACGTTATTTAAAAGCCTTTCTTTAAATGGTATAATCTCGATATGCCATTAGCAAAATATAGAATAGCACCAGGATTTGATAAACAGGCGACACCTTCAGACGCAGAGGGAAGATGGGTCGATGGAGATAACGTTAGGTTTAGATATGGTGAACCTGAAAAAATTGGTGGATGGTCTGCATTAGTAAATAATAAATTAGTTGGAGCTGCAAGAGGTCAACATGTTTGGGCTAATACCGATGGCAGAAAGTATGCAGCAATCGGTACTGACAAAGTTTTAATAATTTACACAGGTGGTGCATTTTATGATGTTACTCCGTTAGACACGGATAATTTTTCTACAGGAGCTAATATTTCTACGACAAATAACTCAAACACTGTTACAATAACCACTAGCGCATCTCATAATTTAGAAGTTGGAGACTTGATTACATTTGCAAATGCAGGATCTTTCACTTCAGCAAACACAGTTTATACGGCCTCTGATTTTGATGACAAGGTCTTTGAAGTACAAACCGTGCCAACAGTGTTAACTTTTACTATCACAATGCCAAACACAGAAACTAAATCCGGTGTATCAAACAACGGGACTTTAGACGTAAGACCTTATGTTCCCGTAGGGCCTAGAGTTCAAACAGCTGGTTATGGTTGGGGTACCTTTTTTTATGGTGGGCGTACAGTGGCACAGATAACAACAACAATGAATAATGGAGGTGCTTTGTTAATTGGGGGCTCATCCGTAATTTTAACTGACTCCTCTAAATTTCCATCCTCTGGAACAATAAGAATAAATTCTGAGGTGATGACTTACAGTGCTAATAATACAGGATCAAACACATTAAGTGGTTTAGTTAGAGGTCAACAAGGGACATCAGCTGCTGAGCAAGCTGACGGATCTACAGTCACTAATATTACTGATGACGTGGCATGGGGAGAAGCATCAACTTCAAGTAACATTATTATAGATCCGGCTAATTGGAGTTTAGACAATTTTGGAAATATTTTAATAGCTACTGTTCACAACGGTGAAACTTTCACATGGGATGCCTCTTTATCAAACGCTTTAGAAACTAGAGCAACAATAGGAACCGGTATGCCTACAAAATCAGTTATGACAATAGTTTCAGATAGAGATAGACATCTTTTTCATTTAGGCACTGAAACAACTATAGGGAGTCCAGGATCTCAAAATAAAATGTTTATTAGATTTTCTGATCAAGAAAACAAAGAGGATTATGCACCTACTTCGACAAACACAGCAGGAACATTTCAGCTTGATGACGGAACAGAAATAATTGGTGCTTTTAAAGGAAAAGATTATATTTTAGTTTTAACCGATACAGCTGCATATGAGATGCAATTTGTTGGTCCTCCTTTTACTTTTTCTATTAGAAAAGTAGGATCTAACAATGGACTATTAGGACAACATGCGGGTGTTTTTGCAAACGGAGCTGTTTACTGGATGGGCACAACGGGTGGATTTTATGTATATGATGGAACTGTAAAATCTTTACCTTGTTTAGTAGAGGATTTTGTTTTTACAAGTGAAGGTAATAATCCTGGAATAAATTATGACTCAGGAAAAATTGTCTTCGGTGGTATTAATGAATTATATTCTGAAATAAATTGGTTTTATCCAAAAGAGGGCTCTACAGAAATAGACAGAGTTGTGACTTATAATTATGATGAAAACGTTTGGACAACAGGAACTTTAGATAGAACAACTTGGGTAGGATCTACTGTATTCAATAAACCATATGCTACTGATTTTAATTCATCTGATACTCCAACTTTTCCATCTGTCAGCGGAGTTTCTAATGGAGCAACAATATATTATGAACATGAAATAGGAGTTAATCAAGCTAATGCTGATGGCACAGAAACAGCTATAACTTCGTTTATAAAGTCTGGAGAGTTTGATCTAAACGGTAATCAGGGCGTGCCTGGAGATGGTGAATTTATTTTAAGTATGAGAAGATTTTTACCAGATTTCAAAAGAATAAGTGGTAATGCAAAGGTAACTATATTTTTAAACTCATTTCCGCAAGGCTCGACTGCTGCCTCCAGTCCTTTAGGTCCTTTTACTGTTAGCGGAACCACGACAAAAATAGACACAAGAGCTAGAGCTAGATTAGCAGCTGTGCAAATAGAAAACGAAAGTCTAAACGAAAGTTGGAGATATGGAACTTTTAGATTTGATATAAGACCTGATGGAAGAAGATAATGGCGAAAATTACTATACAAATACCTGAACCAAAATCATTTTATACTCAAGAGGATCAAAGACAAATACAACAAGCACTTAGAACTCTACAATCTCAATTGAACTTTTCATATGAGAATGATATAAAAAACGATCTAAAAGCTTTTAACTATTTTTTATCATGACAATTCAATATAAAAATCAAGGATATAAACAATCGGGCACAGGAAAAACTACAGTTTTAACTTGTCCGACTAATGCAACAATAATAATAAAAAGTGTTTATTGTGTTAATAATGATGCTTCGTCTTCTATTTTAGTTAATATGAATTTAGTAGACTCTTCAGATTCGAGTGTTGAATATGAGTTTTTTAGAGATGACGTTGCGGCTAAAACTCAAGTTAACGCTACACCAGAAACTTTAAATTTAGAGGCTGGTGATTCAATAACAGTACAAGCAGCAACAGGTAGTAATAAAATTCAGGGTGCCATTACTTATGCACAAATAGATAGATCTCAAGAAAATGGCTAAAAAGAAACCTATGTTTGGGGTAAATAATTACCACAAACGAACTCCAAAAAAACGTCCAGGTGTACATACTAAAAATAAAAATAAAAGAAAACCCCACCATAAAAAAAGTCGTGGACAAGGACGTTGAATTAGTTTAACAAAGTTACATGACAGTTTTTCAAAAAATTAAATGTGATACGAAAACAATTTATAGAAGTATAAAAACTGGTGAAAGATATGAAACTGAAAAGGCTTTTTTAGAAAATCATCCTAAAGAAGATTTAGCTACTGACATAGAAGTACAAGTTCCTGATTTACCTATATTTACAAAAACTAAAACATGATTGCAGAAAACTATTTTTTTGGTCCTATTCTATTTAAAATAAAAATAGAAGATGTTGATTTAGAAAAAGTTAAATTATTATTACACCAAGATGAAAATAAAAATATGAGAAAGGATTTAGCGGGTGCTTTTAAAACAGAATACAAATTAGATAATGTTGATTTTCAAAATGTAATGGAGAAATATTATGAAGCTTTTAGACATGGTTATTATCAATTCTATGGTGAAGGTTGCCAAAAATTAAAAACAAAATCAGTTTGGGTAAATTACATGAGGAAAGGAGATTTTAACCCACCCCACGTACACAGAGGTTGTGATCTTGCATCTGTATTATTTATAAAATCACCAAATGAACTTAAAAATGAATTAAAAGAATATTACTCTTATGCCTTTTCTTCAGGAGGTAACGGACCTGGTTGTTTATGTTTTTTTTATGGTGCAGATACTTCTGATAATCAAGTGTTGAAATCATTCGAACCCTCTGCAGGAGATTTTTTTGTATTCCCACATTGGTTGCAACATTGGGTAAACCCTTTTAAATGTGAGGGAGAAAGAATTACAGTAGCAGCTAATTTAATATATAACAAAACAATATGAAACCTTTAGGTGGTACAGAATTACAACATAATTTTTTAAAAGAGCACGTTTCCAGTGATTTGCTAAATAAATTTCAAATATGCACTTCCGTTCCTGGGAAGGTTCCTTTATCAAAAGATAAAATAAACATTCTTTGGCAAAAGATGGCGACTGACCAACCTCATTTTCAAGAGTTTTTCAAAGACCCCAATCAAATAAAACAATATGATTATTATGTTTTTAATAGTCATTGGAACTATGAACAATTTAGAAAAAAATTTCCCATTCCACATGAAAGGTGCACTGTTATAAAAAACGGTATAACTAATATAAAAAAAAGAGATCCTAAAACTAAAAGAAATAAAATTAGATTAATATATCATCCAACTCCTTGGAGAGGTCTATCCGTTTTATTAGGTGCTATGCAATTAATTAAAAATACTAACATAGAACTAGATGTATATAGTAGCACTAAGGTTTATGGAGATGATTTTGAAAAAGAAAATGACCATATTTATCAACCTTTATATGATCAAGCTAAATTATTATCTAACGTAAATTACATAGGATATAAATCTAATCAATATATCTTAGAGAATCTACATACTTATGATGCTTTTATCTATCCAAATGTATGGGAGGAAACATTTTGTATTTCTGCATTAGAATCTTTAGCGTGCGGTTTATTTGTGGCCACGACAGATAACGGAGCATTATATGAAACATGTTCTGAATTTCCTGTTTACATACCAATGGACACTGATTACACTAATTTAGCTAAGCAATTTGCTGCAGTAATAGATGGCATACCAGAACAAATTAACAGCGAAGGGTGTCATGCACATTTAAAGTTTCAACAAAATTTTTTTAATCATTTTTATAATTGGAAAACTATAGCAGGTCATTGGACTGGATTTTTGAAAGGAGCGTTACATGCTAGAAGCATTGAAAAAAAGATATGAGGCACAAATAGCTGAGTCATCTACTACGATAAATATATACCTTAGTAATTCAGTAGGAATTGGGGAACACCCACAACATTTAGATGAAATTGATAAATTACTACAAGTAATAGTAGATGCTGAGGATAAAATCAAACTTATTGATAGATGGGTTAAATAATGGAAGATCCTAGTAAGCCCATTTGGTTTAATAAACCAGAAAAAAAAACTACAGATGTACAACCTAAAAAATTTTCTATTTTTGTAGCAACACCATGTCATAGTGAGGTTTCAATACACTATTTTCAAGCATGTTTAGATTTCCAAAAACAATGTATGAAAAATAATATTCTTGTTTCATTTCAGATAATGAAATCATCATTAGTAACACAAGGAAGAAATTTGTGCGTTTCAAGTTTTATGGAAAGTGGTCATACTCACTTATTATTTGTAGACTCTGATATAGACTTTCAAGCGCAATCTATTTTTAAAATGATTGCTGCTGATAAAGGCGTTATCTCAGTGCCTTATCCTTTGAAAGATTTTAACTGGCAAAAAGGTTGGGAACGGATTAATTCTGGTGAAATTAAAAATGCTAAGGACTTAAAATTTAAGGGCTTTTACAGATATCCTATGAAAGTAGAGCATGAAGATAATATTAGAGTAGATGAAGGTACTATTGAAGTTACACACTCACCAACGGGCTGTATGTTAATTAAAAGAGAGACAATAGAAAAAATGATTAAAGCTTATCCAGAAATGGAAATAATACAAAAAACTGTTATTAATGGTCAAATGGTAAATAGACCTTATTTTTATAATCTCTTTGATACACTATTCGATCAAGATAAAAAAACATATATGGGAGAGGATTTTGCTTTCTGCAAAAGATGGAAGGATATTGGTGGTAAATGTTACGCTTTAATCACAGATCGCATATCACATGTAGGAGAACATCAGTATAGAGGTTGTTTTGCTGATGAGTTGATCAAAACTAAGTAAAATGGTAATATTACTCAATAACGTTAAAGTAATATTATGGATCCATTTACACTAGCTTTAGCCACATTTGGCGTACAAAAACTTCGTGGAAAATCTACTAGGACTGCACTCAAAGATGCAGCATTAGTGGGTGGTACTACTTTTGGTTTGGGTAAAGCGGGAATAGGAGCATTTCAAGGAGCTCCCTTATCTTCATTAGGAGTAGGTCAACAAACAGCGACCACTGCAGGACCAACTACACAAAAAAACTTTTTACAAAAATTGTTGGGTGAAAAAGCTACAAAAAATGAGGCAGGCAAAATTATAAAAGAGGGCTCAGGTTTTAGAGGGTTAGGAACAGGTGAAAAATTATTTTTAGGGACTACAGCTTTGAGTTTAATACCAGAAGATGAAGTTCCATTTGAGCCACCTTTTTCTGAACAGGATTATAAACAAGCAAAAGAAAGAGAAGCTAAAAAATTAGCTGGTGGTTTCGAACCAGCAGCACAATACACTGGAGGTATTCAATCATTTGCACCAGCATCAATATATGCCGCTAAAGGTGGATTAGCTGAAATAAAAAAATTTAATAAAGGTGGTATAAATTATCTACCATCTAAATCTACTCACGATGAAAATGACGTACACAATTATGTTAGAGCACAAGGTTATGTTGAGGATGGTGCAGGTAATGGTGACAAAGACGAAGATACTATGTTAGCTCAATTAGCTGACGGTGAATTCGTATCAAGAGCAGATGCAGTATTAGGAGCAGGAATTTTATCTGGCGCATCACCTAAAGACAGAAAAGATATGAGATCAAAAGGTGCAAACTTTTTTTATGATCAACAAAAAAAATTTAAAAGAATTTTTGATTTAGTGGATGCAAAAAGAGAAAAAACAAATTAGAAAACAAGTTTCGGTTCTAGCTATAGAACCAAAAGAGATTGAGAGATATTGGAACCTTGTAGAATTTTTTATAAGACAAGGTATCAAGTATGAAGACGACTGGATATCAGTGCCTCTTTTTAAAAAATATTTAAAAGAGAATGCATATCAGTTGTTCATAATGTTTGGATCTGATGATGGAGAAAAACATAAAGTGTTTGGTACATTTGTAACTAGAATTACAGCTTTACCAAACTTTAAACAAGTAGAGGTCGTTTTGCTTGCAGGTGAGAAAAGGGAACTGTGGCAAGATGAAGTTTCTGAGATGCTTGAACATATTGCTGTTCAATACGATTGTAAAAGAATAGCAATATTTGCAAGAAAAGGTTGGGAAAGATTTCTTAACTCAATCGGCTGGGAAACTAAAAGATATTTATTTACTAAGGAGATAAAAAAATGAGTTTTATATTTGGAGGAGGCGGATCAGCACCAGCACCAACACAATCTGGATCATCCGTTGTAACTCAAAGAGAAGCGCCAGAAGTAGAAGCACGAAAACTCGCACTTTATGATGAAGCTGCAAGATTAGCAGCTCAACCTGTCGCTTTACCTGCTTTACAAGCTGCACCGGCCACGGCTGCTGAAAGAGCTGCTTTTCAACAAGCTGCACAAACTGGTACAGGACAACCCACTGTAACGGCTGGTATTGGATCTATAATAGGAGCTACACAAGGGCCAAACATACAACAGTTTTTAAATCCTTTTCAACAATTTGTTACTGATGAAATAAATAGACAAGCTCAGATAGGTCAAAATAGATTAGCAGCACAAGCTGTGGGTGCAGGAGCTTTTGGTGGTGGTAGAGAAGGAGTAGCGCAGGGAGAATTAGAGAGAGCAAGATTAAGTCAAATTGGTTTAGCTCAACAAGCAGGTTTTGATCAAGCTGTTAGAGCAGCAACACAACAACAGCAATTAGGTTTACAGGCAGGTCAATTATTAGGTGCACTTGGTGGTCAACAACAAGCATTAAGATTACAAGATATACAAACTGGTTTACAAGCTGGTGGTGTAGAAAGAGGTATAGGTCAAGCTGGATTAGAAGCAGCTAGACAAACTCAATTACAAAGATCCTTTGAACCATTCCAAAGAATAGAATTTTTAAAAGGTATATTAACTAATTTACCAACAACACAAAGTAGTATTACAGCAACCACGGCTCCCGGATCTAACCCACTTGCTCAAGCTTTGGGTACTGGCTTAGGTGCGTATTCAGCTTACCAGTTTACTAGACCAGGAGGATAAATGGATAAAGTTTTAACAAGAAAATTATTTAGAGATAAATATTTCCGAAAACATAAACCAAAAACTTTTAACAAAGGTGGTCTAGCTGGAATACAAAAATTTCAAAACGGTGGATTAAGTTCTAAAGAAAAAGCAATATTAACTTTGCCATTTGCACAAGCTTTTTTATTGGCAGATCAAAGACCTGGAGAATCTCAAAGAAGTTCATTAGCTAGAGCATTAGGTGCAGGTTTTGCTGGTGTGCCTGCTAGTATTGAGGCCATTGGAAAATTAAGACCAAAAAGAAATCAACTATTAACTCCAGCTGAAGTTAAAGCAGCAGGTCTTACTGAAGGCACGGTAGCTCAAAGAGATGAAAAAGGTAAAATAAACGTAGTGCAAGCGCCTAGTGCTGAAGAGGTAAAACAAACACAGGCAGCAAGAAGAGTCCAAAGTATTATTGGAAACATTGCACAAAAATATACGCAACTTGGAAAACCAGTTGGAACAATAGATTTTAAAAGAATAGGTGCATTTTTTGGTAGAGCAGGTGGTGCAAATTATTCAAGAGAATATGGTAAATTGAAAGCTAATATTCAACAAGCTACAAGTTTTATATCACAAGCAATATCAGGTGCAGCAGTATCTGAACAAGAAGCTGAACGTATTAAAAGAATGATACCACAATTAAGTGATAGTGAAGTTACATTCGAAGCTAAATTAGATACTTTATCAGGATACTTTAAACAAGTAGAACAAATCGCAAAAGGTAATGATACTAATATTTTAAACGCTATGAATATTATGGAGCAAACAGGAGCTTCTGATGCTTTCACGGATATTGATTTAGCTAAACAAATAGTATTAGAAAGAAAAGGGGACACAATTGATGTGTCTAAAAACTAATGGGTGAAATAGTAGTACACGGACAAAAATTTACGATAAAAGGTAATACACCAACACCAACTGAACAAGTTGCAATAGATAGTTTTTTAGATTTTAGAGAAAACACATCTGGCCTTACAGGTAATAAAGAATTTGATGAACAAGGTGTTTTAACTCTCTCACCACAAGAAGTTTTATCAGAAGCGAACAAAGGTAAATACAATAAAGATACTGAGAGTTTTTTAGGTAGCCCTAGTTTTAAAAGATTAGTTACTGAGGTAGGTTTATCTATTGCTGGTGGTATTGCAGGTGTTGCATTAGCACCTGTTACAGCAGGTGGATCTTTAGTAGCTTCAGCAGGTTTAGCTGCAAGAGTAGCTAGTCTATCTAGACCTTTATTAAACATTTCTGCTAATACAGTTAGAAAAATCGGAGCAGGGACAGCAGGAGCGGCAGTCGGGGGAGGTACGGGAGCTGCTTTGGCACAAACTTTTGACCCCAGAGATGATATTGTAAAAGAAGTTACAAGAGGTGCATTACAAGGTGGACTTGGTGAATTAGCTGGTTTTGGATTAGCTGGTGCTTTAGGTAAGATTTATACAAAGATTGCTAGAGGTAAAGTAAATCAACAATTTGGTGCATCAAGAGCTATCAATATATTAGATAGAGAAAAAAATTTTTTTAGTCAACTTTTAAAAATTAAAAAAGGTGAACCCATTGAGTTTGGAAAATTACAAGGTGTTTTAACTGATGAGCAAATAAAATTATTAAATCAACCTGAAGAAGCACAAAAATTAATTAAAAAAATAGAGACAGAAGAAGGCACAGACTTTTTAACAAAAAAAGTTGAGAAAGCAGCCATAACTCCAGGTTTAGCAGTGGAAAGTCAAAGTATTGATTTAATTGAAGGTATGGCGAAATCATCTTTTTTTGGTGGCCCATTAATAAGAGCACAAGGATATTCGACTAACACTTTAGCTCAAGGTATGGAAGCTTTTGGAGAATCAATTATTAAAGCGTCAAAAGAAGGTGTAGATCCTAATGGATATATGGTCGGTAAACTTTTAAATGATAGTGTTTTAAGAAGTAAAAAAACTTACGATACTGTAAAAACTGGTATGTGGAGAGATTTTAATAGAGAAGCTGAAAAGGCATTAAGATTACCAGATGGTTCCTTTGATCCAAGATACTTAGTAAATATTGCTAGCAAAGAAAAATCTTTGATATTTAACCCACAAATAGGTAAAGCAGAAGCTACTACATCACTAAAAACTTTTGCTAGAGATGAATTAGCTAAACTTAAAGACCCAGCATTAAAGGGTTTAGCTGAGAATGTTAATGTAGAACAAACATTAGCTAAGGTTTTACAATTAGATGATAACTTACCGTACCCTGTGTTAAATAATGCTTATACTGCAATCGTCCAAAGATTAAATCCTGCTGATCCTGCACAAGCTAGAGTTAGAGCTGAAATCATAAAAAGAATGACTCACTTACAAGAAAAAGCAAAACTTCCTGCTGCTATAAATGGCACAAGATCAGCCATAGTACAATTTTCTAAAATGGGTGATGAGGTTTTTAGAGATACTACTTTTAAAAAAATTATGAAGACTGATATTGGTCAGGAAAAATTATACAAACAAATAGTAGTTGCGAATAATAGAAGTGTCACTGAAAATTTCTTAAAACTAATAGATAAAGAAATACCTGTGCCTGGTGGTGGAACTATGAAACTTTTTGAAAATGCCGATGATATTAAACATGGTTTAAGAGGACAATTTTTTAGAAACTTCTTAGAAGAATCAAAAGAGATGAAAGGTCAATATGAAGTTTTAAAACCAGCATCGGTTAGAAAATTTTTAGATAAATACAAAAGCTTCATAGATGACTCAGGACTAATAACAAAAGAGCAAGCTAAAAATTTAAGAGCGTATTCAAATGCACTCGGATTTTCAGAGGGTACTATAACAAGACCTGGTGTTAGTGGCAAAGCCGGAACTGTATTTATTCAGTTAAAACAAGCTGGTGCTATAACTCAATTAGGTGCAGTTGCTGCTGGAGGATCAGGTGTTATTGATCCTGGTACAGCATTAGCTTTCTTTGTGGCACCTGCTGCTGTATCAAGAATGTTTGCAAATCCAAAGGCTACAAAATTATTAATTGAAGGACTTAAGGCACAACCTAGAAACTTTGATCAGTATTCAAGATTAGTAAGTCAATTAACTTCTGGTTTAGCAGGCCAAGGTTTCATAGGACCAGAACAAGCTAAAATGGCTATGGATCAAGTAGAAGGTAATAGAGAAGTTTGGGAGGCTTACTTTAAAGGTGAAACATTGCCTGAGATAAATATAGATCCTGTGCAACCAGAAACAGCTCCTGCTCTTACATTTAATTTTGAACCACAAGAGGGAGTCGAAACAGAGGGTAGAAGATCTGTTGCAGAATTACCAACACTACAAGCAACCCCAACAACATTTAATCCGCAATCTAGAGCTGCATTAGCAAGCGGTGATTTATTTGCTGCGATAGCTGCAAGACCACAATTAAGAAGAGGTGGAATAGTTAATGCCAAAAAAACAAACACATAAAGATCAATTAGCACATCAAAGAATATCGGATCACGAGAAACTTTGTCAAATTATGCAAAGAGAAACTAATAAAAAAATTAACGATCTACATACTGATATCCATAGAATAGAAAAAATATTAATAACTAGCACAGGTTTTTTAATAACATCTATGGTTGGATTAATTATTGCAATGATAATTAAAATATTCTAAAAGGGTTTGTGCAACTACATAGAACAGAAACTAAATTTTTTATTACTGATTTA